TCAGCTTTAACAGCTCTTACGGATACATTTTACTATTTTACCTTGCGCAAAGCTGGTGCTGTTGGTGCGAATGGTACTGTTTATCTTGATATTTATGATGATATTTCGAAAACAACACCACTTGAAACAATTACCGTTGCGTTACGTGTTGGAAACAATATTGATTGGCGCAACTTTTATGTTGTTAATGGTATCAATACTGGTTCCAGTGATATCGCTAGAGGATTTTCTGAAGCGTATGTATTAACGAATGGTGTCAGCAGTGGAGTTCCAGTTTCCACATCATCACTAAACAACCTGGAGTCACAACAGCAACTCACCATTAGCCGCGAAATGTTTCTGGCAGCCAGTCAGCAGTTATTCAAAACCCAGCAGGGATTGTTTGAATCATTATCTTTGGTAAATAATGTTTTTGTTTGCCCGGTTGAATCATTGAATCGTGCAGTAAATAACGCGCCGGTTTCAGTTGAAACGTTGCAGCAATTGATTCGCAATGATTCAGCATCAATGGAATCATTACGGGCATTTTTTCAGTCTGTTTCGGTATCACTGGAATCTTTATCTTCTGTGATTCGGTCGCCTGAACACAGAATTGAATCATTGCAGCTGTTGAGTTTTGACCAGCCCTTGTTGTTTGAATCATTATCAACATCCGGATTACAAAGCAGTGTCAATGTTCCGCTTGAATCATTGGGCTTAATTAATCAGCAGCTGGAAAATTATATTGAATCGCTACAGGTTATAACGATTGAAAACACAGCTGCGTTTGAATCTGCTTCTGCTTTACAAAAATCCGTTGTTGTATCTGCTGAAGTGTTACAGCTTATTGACGGTACAGAAAACAATTTTATTGAGGTGTTGGGCCAGCCTGCCATAGCCAGTGCAGCCACGGTGCCGCTGGAATCGCTGCGCGGTGTTGCGGTGAGTGCTGAACATCCATTGGCTGTTTTACGGGCATTGTCTGCTAATGCTGATGGGCATTTGGAAAACGCCAGCACGCTGGTTGCCAGTGCTGAGTCGGTGCTGGAGTCGCTGGAGTCGGTTAATGGTCAGTTACAAGTTAAACTTGAAGCGCTGGCCTTGCTGCAGAAAACCGCTGGCGTGCCGTTCGAGGCGCTGGGTGTAACGCTGATTTTGCGTTACGAAGATCTTGAAATGCTGTTAAGCGACTCTCACAATATTCATTAATTCGCGACATGTCGCGCCCTGTTTTTGTCTTGCCTTATTGCCAATAATCGGCCCATAACCACCCAAAGAGAAGCTGAGCCCTTTGCCGCCTGTCTGGATTATTGCTTTGCCAGCGGGCGGCGGCGGTAAGGAACGAATATGCCGATTTTAGTAACTGATTTAAAACATTATTTATGTGCCTCACGGCCTGAAGATGATGCGAGCCTGACCGGCGGTGCCATCGATGCTAACTGCGTGATGCTGGCTGCTCAACTGGCGGCCAATGATGTGGTACGCGTTGTGTCTGACAATGCCGGTGATAATCAAAATGTGACTATTACCGGTCGGCTGGCTACATCGGAAATCGATACTGATGTGATCGTATTAAACGGACTTACGCCAGTATCTGGTGCAAAAACCTTTGAGCGAATTTTAAAGGTTGATATTTCCGCTGCGCCTGCTGGTAATATCACGGTTGAGCGCAATACCGGCCCTAATGACGATATTGTTATTATTCCAGCGGGCAAAACCGCTGCGGCGATTCAATTCATCAGCTCGACATCTGAAGCATCGATTACCACACGGTTTGAAAAAGCCGGTTTTAAAAACGAACATGCAACGGATACTTTGACCAGCGCTGAAGTAACCTTAACCTCAGATCCATCGGCATCGGTGCGCATTGCGGTTGAAACCGCAAAAAATGACTCCACCACCGTTGCCAACCGCAAAGCCACACCCGCCGGTGTGTCATTTGTGGATGATGGCGTTGTGGTGGCTGTGCCAGGCAATCAACTGGAAGCCGCTGCAGCTGTTAATTACTGGGCTGAACTAACGCGGGCTGCAGATGCGGCAGCGATCAAAACCAGTTACACCGTACAACTTGGAGGGGTGACCGCATAATGACAACATTTACCTGTCGTGGCCCGTTACAGGGTGTATTTACTGAAGATGATGCCAAAGCCGGTCTGTGCAAAGCTGAACAGATTGGTCATGGTAAACGCGGCGTCATGAAAAAAAACAAGGCCGTTGCCGGACGAATCACCCAGGGCGATGACGGCCCGGAAGTGCATCCGGCCGATGATGAAGCCAGTGAAAGCCTAGTGGCTTGTGGTTATGGTCTGGATGATTTAATTGCTGCGGTGCCGGTTGATGGCCAGGAATACGAAGTTGAATGCCCATCCTGTGGAAACGTGATCAAGGTTCGTCATGAACCGGAAGCCGAGAGCGATGAATGATTGTTGCCGGCGAAAGCAAAACATTACGCATCAATACCAAATATGATTTGTCCGGTGCCTCAACTTTAAAAATGGTGGTGCATCACCCGGATGGGCAGCGGGCAACCATCATCAATCCGCGTTTAACGGTGGGCGCTGTTGATGTAGTAGACGGCAAGATAACATTGAACGCCAACGAATACATTATGCTGAAAACCGATGTAAACGACTTTCCGATTGCAGATGATTACCGGCTGCAAATCAGCGCCACCGATAACACCGGGCTTGAAATCGCCAGCCTGGTGAAATTACTTACCGTACAAAAACGACTTGCCGAATAAGACAGGGCGCGCCCTGTTTTTGTCTTTATTTCTCGCCGAAAATTGCCAATGATCGAAAACTATAGGTGATGTATGTCTGTTCTATTTAACCGCCAGTCGGTGCGCTTCCTGACTGGTCTCCATGTGACTCTGGCGGAAGGTAAAAAAGAATCTGTTATCACCATTATTCGCACCGGTAATTTTAATCATCCGAAATATGGCCGCTTTGCTGTTGATCTTGACCTGCTAAACGGCATGGTCAGCAATTTCAAAGCTGGTGCTTATGGTCAACGTATTTTTATTGATGTTGCGCACGAACCGGAAAAAGGCGCAGCGGGTGAAATAAAAGAGTTATTCGTTGATGGTAAACGATTGCGTGCCCGTGTTGAGTGGACACCCTACGGCATTGATGCCATTCAAAACCGCAAATTCATTTATGTATCGGCGGATTATATTGAAAACTGGATTGACAACGAATTTGAAAAAGAGCATGGCGCTGTTTTATTTGGTGCCGGCCTAGTTACCCGGCCGCACATTAAAAATATGGATGCTGTGCAATTATCGGAAAGCGATGATGGAAACGTAATCACCCTATTACACCCCGAGCTGGTAAAAAATTTAAAACAGGAGCACGAAAACATGTGGAAAGAATTGATTAAGCAGTTAGCTGAAGCGCTGGGCGGTTTTGGTTTGACTGATGTTATTGTCAAACAATTGAAAGAAGGTTTTGAAGCTTCCTTACAAGGCATTGATGATGAAGCCAAGGCCAAGGTTTTACTAGAAGCCTGGACAAATACAGGCGAAAAAGTTGCCAAACAATTAAGAGAAACACAGACTGCAACGACGATTCAGCTGCAGGCACCCAGTGTATCTGGTTTGTCGGAAGCGGATGTTAAAAAACTTCTTGAACAACATCAGCAAGACACTGCCACAGCTGCACGGCAGTTAAAAGAGCAACTGGATAAAAACGTTAAGCTGTTTAATGACACTATCGATGCGGCTAAGGGCCTGAAAACACTTTCAGAAGAAAATATTAAAATGCTGAAAGAAGCCGGTGATATGGTCACTGCAGATATGACCGATTCACAGGTTAAACGCCTGGCAGCACATCAAATTACCCTGGGCCAACAATTCGCGGTAAATTCACAATTGGCCGGCATGGGTTACCAGGTTAATGGACATGTACAGGTAGCTGATGATACCCGTAATAAATCCATGACTTTACAAGAGTCAATTTTAAAAGAACTACGCGGCACCATGTTGCATACCCAGGGTGGTTTGAGACTGGCAGAAAAAGCCAATCCGTTTACGAATATTGTTTTGTCAGAGTTCGACCGAATTCATGCACCACGTATTCATGAAGAAGCAAAACGTTTGTCTGGTGGCGCAACTGGCATGGCTGATTCCAATTTGCCGGTGGGTTTTCAGCGTACGGTTATTTATGAAGCACTTTCAGATTTGCGGGTGCTTGAGTTGGTGCAAACCCTGACTGATTTTAGTGCAACTGTCACCACGCAAATTCCGTACGAAGAACGCGATACAAGCGCTATTTACAATGGCGGTGTGGTTTATGAAGGCCAGCCAATTCATCGTGCCTCTGTTTCACAAAAAATGGACACCGCCTATCTGGTTCCAACCAAGCTGGCGTTTTTGATCAGTAATGAAATCATGCATTTTTCTCGTGCATCACAAATCAACTGGGACGCTTACGGCAGAAACGTGCAAAGTAATGCACGGGTGGTGCGTGAATTGATTGTGCAACGTATTTGCAATGAGCTACAACGGGCAGCGGATTCCTATAGCGCTACAACACGCAGCAATGAAGGTTTTGATGCGCAATTGGACGGTGCGACCAGCACAGTCAAAACGACTTATTTCCCCATTGTGCGGCCATCGCAAATGCGTGACATGCAGGGGAATGCTGTCGGTACAGAGAAAAATCCAATCACTGTTCGCCTCGACGGTACCGCAATCAGTGCGTGGGATGGCACAGGTAATCAAACTGCTGGAACCTATTACCGGGTTGTTAGCTATAACCTGGGTTATATCCAGTTTGTGGATGAAGCTGGTTTACCGGTTACACCGGCTAATGCGGCGGGCGCTGATGATATCACCTACAGCGAGGCAACCAATGTTAAGAAGTTTGATCTTGATAATGGTGCAGTTGATCTTGATTTGCATCTTAATGGCTTGTTGCGTGCCATCGGCGCACAAAAAGCCATGTTGTCTGGTGATCGTTTCGTGAAACCTGATTTTCAGTTGATGAGCGAAACCATGAATGACACCTGCACCAATGCTCGCAACTTTGAATCATCTGCCAAGAAAAACGGCACTGATACAACGGCCATGGGTGATCTGGAAACTGTTAAGGGGATTCCTGCCTGGGCAACCAATGCACCAAACATCGATCTGGGTGATGAGCGAATTATTCTTGGCCAACGTGGATTGGCTGGATACACCATTGCCAAACCATTCACCACTGGCGAACCATTTGAAGTGGTTGATCCAACAACCGGCCAGCCCACCGGGCAAAAACAAGCCTATGGTGAGGAATACAGCGCTGTGAAAGTTCCTGAACCTGTGGCCAACCGAATAACTTCGGTGCTGGCTTATAGCGCTTCAACTCGTTAATTATTGGCGTTAACGGCATCACTCCCTGGAGTGGTGCCTTTACTGGAGGATCCATGAAAAAAGTACCTTTTACCAATAACGGCAAAACCGTTCGCCATATTGGTGGCAAAAGTATCTGGCCAGGTGATACGCGATCGATTAATGAATATGACCATCCTGATTACAAAGCAGAAAAACCGGCTGAACCAGAACAGCCTTCCTTGCTTTCTGTGCTGAACGGATCTGTAAAATCAATTGTTCCACTGTTGCCGGATTTCAGTGATTCAGAACTGGCAGAACTGCGCGCAGCTGAAACGTCGGGTGAAAAGCGAAAATCATTAATTGACGCCATGGACAAAGAAGTTTTACGCCGTGAAGAACACGCGCGTTTATCGGGCGAGTTGTCAGCTGTTTTAGGCGATGATGATGTGCAGGCGTTGATGTCTGCGCGTGAAAAAGTGGCGGCGCATGCTGATCTGGTTAAATTGGTTGAAAACCGTTTGACTGACCTGGAAAGCGGTAATTAATCATGAGTCGCGAACTGGCAGACCTGACACCAGAAACACGTAAAAAGGCCATGGCGTTTCTGGTGCTGTGCCGTGAACGTGGGCTGGATGTGTTGATATATAACACGCTGCGCACACTTGAAGCACAAGCGCGGCTTTTTCGTCGTGGCCGTGACTTTATCGAGATACAAAACAAAGCGGTTGAAATGGAAAAGGTTCATAAGCGTAAGGATCTTGGCTTGTTGTTGCTAAACGTTGGGCCGCAATTCGAACGAAAGATTGTGACACATGCGGGGCCTGGTCAATCGGTGCATAACTATGGTCAGGCCTTTGACTTTGTACCTCTGCACGATGGTAAACCGGTTTGGGGTACGCGTGACCTGGAAGATTATCAGCTGTGGAATGCCTGTGGTGCCGCTGTGGAAGATGCCGGGCTTGAATGGGGTGGACACTGGAAAACGTTGAAAGATTTTCCACATGCTCAAGAACCAGGGTGTGATTGGAAAACGTTGATCAAGGGGGTGAAGTGTGAGTGGTGAAGTGACAACTAATCAGAAACCGGTAATGGTTAAAGCTAAATCCATGGGTAAAGATCAATTTTTTGTTGCTATCTGTGCCATATTCGGATTTTTCGCATTGATCGCAGCTATCATTTTTATTCCCATTCCTTCTGAAAATCGCGAAATATTTTTAATTGTTCTCGGTACATTGAGCTCCGCTTTTACTGCTGCAATTGGTTTTTATTTGGGAAACGTAAAGGCCAGAGCTGAAGCAGAAAATGCTATATCCAGCTTTAAGAGTCTGAGATGACACCCGATGAACGTGAAGCATTAAAAGGTGCTGTTACCGAAGTATTTGAAGAACGACGTGGCATTGATGCAGACATTCATGCCGCGCATCACCGATTTATTAATGAAGAACTTGAAGAGCGGCAGCGTAAGCGCGAAAGGCGCGAAAAAATTCGTGAACAGGTTTTTGGCTGGGGAATAATCACGTTGTTATCCGGACTGATTTATTCTATTGGTCATTTTGGTGTTTATCTTTATGAGGCTTTAAAACGAGGCATGCACCAATGACCATGGCCCGCGCCCAACTTGCAAGCGCTGTGCGTCGTTATTTGATGGAAGCAGCGGATGCGTTTAAATCTGACGGCGTGGATGATGGCAGCGAGTTTGATGCTGTGCTGGATGCTGCTGCGGCGGATTTGTCGCGTTATAAAGCACGCACTCTGGTTGGCTCGGTCACGCTGGTTGCTGAAAAATCAGACTACCCTGCCCCGGTTGATATGATTTATGCCAAACAAAGTTTGTGGGGCAAACAGCAGCGACGAACGCGGGCGCGATGGGGTAAAAATTATCCGGGTGTGTTGCCCAAGTTGCAGCTGATCAGTGACGGGTTGTTGATGATTACGCCGGCACCCAGTAGTGCGCAGATTGCCAGCCTGGGCAGTGAGTACAAGTTTTTTTATGCGGCGTTTCATCGCATTGGTGAAACGGCGGCTGAAACGACGGTGCCGGAATCCGATCGGCATTTATTGATTTTACGGGCTGTTGTTGAAGCATTGCGCTGGTTGGCGGTGAACAATATTAACAAACCGGTGCGTTTGCGTGACGGCATCAGCCAGGGGCCACGTAACGGCACACCGGCGGCACTGGCTGAGCAGTTAATGAAAGAGTTTGAGCGGCAGGCGAAATGAGATTCACGTTTGAAAATGATGCACCATCAGTTAATGCCGCGATTATTAAACGGGCTGATGTTGCAATGGCTGCGGTGGATAAAACCCTTCATCGCGCAGCTATACGACTGGCGAATGCAGGTAAACGTGATGCACCGAAAGCGTTTTCACAACTGACAAACTCTATTAATTCAATTCGTTTTGGTTTTGCGGATTATGGTGCTGCTGCTGGTGTGGATTACGCCAGGGCTGTGGAAGAAGGCACGGGATCCGGTGGCGCGCCTAGCATTGAGAGCCTGGTTGACTGGATACGGGTGAAAAATATTTTTCCAGATGATCCGAATATGGATACTGAAGATCTAGCGTATGTGATTCAGCGCATGATTACGCTGAACGGTACACCAGCACAGCCGTATTTAAAACCGGCGTTTGAGCAGATTGTTGAACGTTTGCCGGGTTTGTTAGCGCGCAATGTTGACAAGGCGATGCAGGCGTGAGCCTGGCACACATGGAAGCGGTTGCTGAACAATTAAAAACCGTTGCACCTAATCGGCTGGTGACGCGGGATTTAACAGAGTTTATGAATCGCGAAACCACAGAGCGGCAGCAAGGTGTTTTTACTGTGTTAATGGGTACTGAAGGCGATTACCCAAACTATGTCGGGCGTGAAGGCCAGCTTGGTACTGTGAGCCTGAGCATTATCGGGCAAATTGAAATACCTGAACCCAGCACCGGTTTAATGGTGGAAGATGCCGAACATGTAATGGTGAAGGAATTGAAAAACCTGGCGCAATCGGATTTACCTGAGCCCATTGGCGGTTTGTTATTGCAGCGGGTGCGACACAGTATGCAAATTGATCGGCCGTATGGCTGGGTTGTTTCAGAATGGCTTATTGAATAGTTGGAGGTTGGTATGAGATCGGGTGGTAGTTTTATTAAAGAAAGTAACGGCAGTCTGAAAAAGGTTGAAGGTACGGAAGATCATCCACAAGGAAACCGGCCACGCGATGCAAATGGCAAAGCGATAGATGCACCAGAACCGGTAATAACCGAAGCTGTGATTGCTGAGGCACCAAAAGCAAAACCGGGAAAAAATAAGGAGTAAATTATGGCTGGCCTAAAATTTCGGAAAAAAATTCTATTGGCAAAAATTGAAGTGACCTATGGTACTGATGCGGTACCGACTGGCGCGGCCAATGCCATACAGACCAGCAACCTGGAAATTTCCCCCTTGGAGGGTGATGAGGTATCACGCAACCTGGACAAACCAACACTTGGCAATGAATTATCTCTGATCGTTGGTGCGCATGTCATGGTTGAATTTGATGTGGAGTATGCCGGTTCTGGTGCTGCAGGTACTGCGCCTGCCTTTGGCCCACTAAAACGACTTTGCGGCCAGGACCAAACAATTAATGCCGGTATAGATGTGCAATATGCACCAGTTTCAAGTGGCGAAGAAGCCGGTACGATGTATTTACATTTTGATGGACAAAAGCACGCCATGTTAGGTGCGCGTGGTACGGAAAGCTTGCGATTATCACCCAAGGGTATTCCTGTGCACCATTACAAGTTTACCGGTTTGTGGGTGGACCCTGCGTCTGTTGCGGATCCGGTGCCGGATTTCAGTAATTTTCAGCAGCCGCTTGCTGTTACCAATAGCAATACACCTACTTTTACTTTGCATGGTTTTGCTGGCAACTTAATTGATTTCACTTTTGATCAGAATAATGAAGTGGTTTATCGCAATGTGGTGGGTGAAGAAAGCGTGCAGATTGTTGACCGCGCACCGACGGGGTCCATCACCATCGAAGCTCCACCACTGGGCGCAAAAAACTTTTTTACTATTGCCAAGGCAAACACTACCGGTGCGATACAAATAATTCACGGTACTGCAGCAGGTTTTATCAACCAGTTTGATGCGCCTAATGTGCAAGTGCTTAATCCACGTTATGGCGAAAGCGATAAGATTCGCACCTTGACCATGGACCTGGCTTTTATTCCATCCAGCTCAGGCGATGACGATTTTAAACACACTGTTAAATAAGGAACATACATGGCTTTCAAACTGAAAAAAGATGACACCTTTAAATGCAAGGTAAAGGTTTTTACACCTTCGGCTACCCGGCCAGACAAACATGACGAAGAGATTTTTACAGCGGAATTCAAACGGATTCCGGAAGAAGATATAAAAAACTACGATGAAGAGTCTGATTTGTCTTTGTTGGATGTTGTGTTTGTCGGCTTTGAAGATGTGGAGGATGAAAACGGCGAAGTTACATGCAACGAGGAAAGTTTGCGCACCATTAAAAACGATCAATGTGCCTCGGCGGCATTGATTGCCACCTATATTAAAAAGATCAAAGGCCGGAACTTAAAAATAAAAAACTGAAAGGCGCTGCGCTTCATTGGGTTAATGTTGCTCGTAATAGTGATCGAGGAAATGATGAGACCCTAAATGATTTGCAGGCATGGGGCGCCAGCAATGAGTTAATTGAATCGATGGAAAACCATCAAGCCATCGATGAGGATTTTGAAGTGTGGCCGGAAAACTGGCCGGTGATTGTATTGTTTTTGGCGGTAAATACTCAGTGGCGTGTGGGTGGCATGGGTGGCTTGATCGGGCTGGATTATCCGGCAGTTGATGTGGTTATTAATCGTTTGGACCTGAAGGTTGATGCCGAGTGTTTTGCCGGTTTGCAAATCATGGAACGGGAAATAGTGCGGGAGTTTAACCGTGGGGATTCAAAACGCTAATTACGTATATAGGCTTAAAGCTGATGGTAAGCAGTTTGACGCCACGGTGCAAAATTCCACCGAAGTTGTGGGTAAGTTTGACAATGCACTAAAAAAAACCGGCAATACTGCTGAAACTTCTGAAAAAAAATTAAAAAAATCTGAGCGTGGTTTTGACCAGTTGCGTGGTAGTGTGGGCAAGGTGCGTTCTTCACTTCTTGGTGTTAAATCCGTTATAGCCGGTGTTATTGGCTCGCTGGGCGTGCGTGAAGTTTATGAGTCAACGCGCGCCTGGCAGGGATACTATTCTGGTCTACTGGCGGTTACCGGTAGTCATACTGCGACAGCGAAAGAAATCCTGTTTGTGCGGCGTGAGGCCAAACGGCTTGGTCTTGATGTGCATGCCCTGGTAGGCGGTTATACCAAACTATCAGCGGCGGCCAAGGGTACAGCACTTAGTCAATCTAACATTCGCGATATTTTTTCTTCCACTAATGAAGTTGCCAAGGTTTTCAATTTAACAGCAGACCAAACACGTGGCGCACTGCTGGCAATGGAACAGATGATATCCAAAGGTACTGTGAGTGCCGAGGAATTGCGCGGCCAGCTGGGTGAACGCATACCTGGTGCGTTCCAGATGGCAGCGAGAGCCATGGGTGTAACCACATCCGAGCTGGACAGTATGTTGAAAGCCGGCTCAATTTTAGCCGAAGATTTATTACCCAAGCTAGCAGTGGAAATGCGTAAGGCAGTGGTAGAGGGTTTGCCAGAAGCGACCAGTAATAGTGCTGCTGAAGTTGGTCGATTAAAAAATGCGTGGGATGGATTTTTAAAGCTGCTAAGTGCTGCCGGTATAGATGACATGATCAAGAGCGGCGCCAAATCGTTAACCAGTTTTTTTGATTGGGCAGGCTCAGCAGTGTTTGTTCTGGCGGGGAATTTTAAAACCGGCATGTTGCAGATACAAAAGGTTTTCAGCGTGTTTGGTATTGCCATAAAGCATATGTGGTATGGCTTGTTTAACAGCCTGAAAGAAGGTGCTGCGCTATTTTTCGAAGGCTTTGGAAAGGTTGCCAGTTTTATTCCCGGTGCCGGTGGTTTTTCGAAGGATGCGTTTTTGGCGGCCGAGAATATGCGCAAGTCAAAAACTGAAATTGACAGTTTGTCCGATGCTTTACGCAAATCAAATGCGGAATACAACAAGTTAATCGGCGAGACTAAAATGGCGACGGCTGAAAAGGTGAAAGAGCTACGCATCGAAAAACAGTTAATTGAGAGCAAAAAAGCCTTAATCGAAGAGCAAAAACAATCCACTGCAGCCACTGAAGAAAATAGCCAGGTGATGAGTGATGCACAGAAAAAACTGATTGCTGAGTTGTTGCCAGCTGAAGCGGCTGCTACCGCGTATTATGCAAAACTGGCCGAGCTGGAAAAACTCAAGCCACATATTGCTGTTGATCAATACCAGCTGGCACTGGCTGCATTAAATGAAAAGCTGCTGGATATCATTGTTCAAACCAAAAAAATGAACAACGAAACAAAAGAAGTTGCGCAAAACAAACTGTTAGCTGAACTCATACCGGCAGAAGCGGCTGCTATCGCGTATTATGCAAAACTGGCCGAGCTTGAAAAACTCAAGCCACATATTGCTGTTGATCAATACCGATTGGCACTGACTAATCTGAATAAATCTTTACTGAGTGTGATTGTGACCAGCGATGACAATAAGGAAAAAACCAAAGAGGTCGCACAAGCTTACAAAGATATGTCTAGCGGTATTCAATCGTCGTTTGCCGCAACCTTCAGGGATATTTTTAAAAACGGCATTGACGGGTTCCGTGGTTTTTTCGATCGCATTCACGAGATGTTTATCAGCTTGCTGGCTGAAATGGCCGCACGTGCTGCAGCTGCAAGGATTGTCGCGCCTATCATGGTTTCGTCTGGTGCCATGGATGCGAATACTGCTGGCGCAATGTATGGTGCTCCGGCAGCAAATGCGAATCCGTGGGTGGGTGCGGGTCTATTAGTTGCCGGCGCAGCTTTTTCTGCTTACCAGTCACGAAAGGCCAGAGAGGAACAACGAGCCGAAGAAGCCAGACGTCGTCGTATTGCGGCCATGCAAATCATGGAACGTTTGACCAGCGATATTGAGTCAAACATCCGTTTGCTTTCCGGTGCCAGCAGTGAAGCCATCGAAAACCTGCGCCGCATGGATACAGATTTACGCCTGGCATTCAAGCAACTGGGTGAAAGCCGGGATGTGTTATCACGTGCCCAGGCGGAGCAAAATCTATTTGATAAAATGATGGCGCGTTATCAGGCTGAAGCCGACTTGCTGGATAACCTGCAACAAAAAATTGAAAACCTGAATGCCAGCCTGTTAACAGAAAGTGAATCGATTGATGCAGCAATAAGAACCGTTAGTGGCGTACCAGATTATCGTAATCCGACTGAAATAATTACCAGCGTATCATCATTACAGGCTCCCACGTTGGACGTTGATCCACTTTCACTGATCGATACTACTAATGAAATAGCTGGGCTTAATACGCTGTTTAGCATCATTGAGAGACTTGATTCGGATTGGCTGGCTGACAGAGCTAACGACGATAATATTGATGAAATGATTACCTCTCAAAACCGTTTTTTTGCAGCGTACAATGCATCAGATTTAGCAAATGTTTATGGTCAGTTCGATCGGAGTTCGTTCAGTTATTTTAGTGATAGCGATGTGAATCAAAGAATCAACGATTTTATCGAAGATATTGTCACCGATTTAACTAAAAAGCTCGATGATGCCAATCAACTCAATACTGATCAATTAAAAGCACTGGTTAATGGCGCTGATGACTATGCCGAAGCATTACAAGGACAAATTGATGTTTTGCGTGACTCCCGCGAAGAGGTAGTGCGTTGGTATAACGCGCAAAAACAACTGGCTGCCACGCTACAACAGGCAAGCGGCAATATTGAAAATGTATTAACCCGTTTACGCCGATCTCAAATGACCACACCGGCACGCACGAACGATAGACTTGCCGAGTTTCGCGACCTGGCCACAAAAGCCTTGTCTGCCGATGGGTATGAGCTGGCCAGTTCCGCCAATGCATTAACACAGCTGGTTGACCCTCTGCTGGCTGATGCGCGAAATACCTATGCTTCCGGTAGTGGATACCAGGCAATATATAACGAAATTATGTCTACCCTGGGTGAAGTTCAGGATCGTGTTGACACCTTAACGCCCCAAGGTTATGAAGAGGCCGCTTTAACCGCACTGGATACTATCGACAAATCAATCAACGATTTGTCGAAAGACTTGAGAGATGTTATTGCTGCCATCGAAAAAACCTCTGCCGGTGTGGATGAGTCAACCAAAAACGCGTTGATCAAAATCTCAGAGTCGCTGGGTGGTGATATCAATATTCAAATCGTCACGCCGGACGGCCAGCAAATCACCGAGCAAACGATTGATACACTGGAAGCGCGATCGGCTGAGGGTGAGGTGTTCCAAATTAATGTGGCGAAAGCGTAATGACGTTGACATTTGAGAAATACATTAATCAGCCTGTGGCGGAACGTGTGGTGCTGGTTGAAATCAGCAAGGGTGCGAGTAATTATTATTTTTCTGATCATGCTTATGTCACCGAGCCAGGTGATTCATTAAGCAACGTATTATTTGAAGCCATTATTGCCAAAGATGGTATCCCGCGTTTTCGCTGGAAAATGGCCAATATTATGATGGGGCAGGCTGAAAAAAATTATGGTTCGTTGGTTTTATCTAGTTATCTATTGCATGATGGCACAGACTTACGAAGCATTGATTTAAGCAACGCAGATGTTACTGTAAAACTTGCAGCACCTCGAAGTTTGTACCCGTACAGTGACGCTGTTGTTTTGTTTACAGGCACTTTAACAAAACAAAAATGTCATTTTAACGGCCGGATTACCTATGGCTTATCTGATAAGCAGCATTATTTTGATGCTGTGATGATACCCAAAAACAATTACACTTCTGGCCCTGATTCCACCATTGGCAGACCTATACCTGTTGGATTAGGTTCTGTTTTTAATGCCACACCAGTTTTGATTGATGACAGCAACTTGTGGTATCAGTTTCATGATACCGGTGACCTGGCTCTGGATCCGCTTAATGTGACACACTTTAATTTTGATGTTTTTGATAATGGTGTGCGATTAATATTATCGGGTAATGCAGATGCCGGTTCTATTAACACGATTGTTTTACCTGTTGGTTTTTCGACTGTTGATGATTACTATAATGGCGCTGAAATTAGCATAGACGTGAATTTCGTCTGGCAGGGTGATCGAACAATTATTGATTATGACGGTGCAACAAGAACCGCCACATTAGATTCCGATTTAATTTCACCGGTTTCCGTACCCATCACCACGTTTATTCTTTATCCCTATGAACGGGATTTTGCCAATGGTCGTATTCGTTTACTGTCTGTACCTGCCGGTGATGTGACAGTTACGTTTTTTGGTGCACAAGATTCATCCGGAAATTACACCAATACACCTGAAGAGCTGGTGACATTATTGTGCACTCATTACTTAAGCCTGTCTGTTGGTGATATTGATATTGATCTCCCTAGTATTGCCGGAAATACCTATGTTCCTAATATTTATCTTGATAATTACAAAAGTATCACTGAGTTAATTAGTGAATTATTATTTGCAGAGATGGCGTGGTGGTCATTTAATCGCTCTGGAAAGTTTGTTTCGCGGTATCTTATAGATCCCTCTGGACAAGGAACCCCTTATAGTTTTGATTTGGCGGAAATTATTGACCTGCAAATGGATTATGACGACAAAATTTTCTGGAAACTGTCTGCAGAGTATGCATTGAATCATACCATTATTAATAATCCTGCTGACTCGTTAACCGAGTACGAAAAGTCACGAATAAAGTATGAAAGCAAGTTAGCGGTTAAAGAGGTTGCCACTGTAAAAACAAATTATCCTGAATCAAAGGAAAAGCTGATCCGAATACCGTCGGGTTTAGGTTCCGTTGATTCTTATTTAACTTATTTGCATGGTTTGTATGATACCCGGCGCTATACGCTGAAAATTACTGTGCCGTTAAAGCTGCCTCTATTAGATATAGGTGATGTTGTGAAACTAAATACCAATGATGCCTATGACGGAAAATGGCGTGTTGATGGCATTATTGATCGTGTTGGCGGCAAAGTGCCGGTGCAGGAACTGGAGCTGTGGCGATGAGCAATAATTTGTTGGTGTTGTTTGATAATTTGCTGGACTCTGCGATTAGCCTGGTGACTTCAGATGAAGTTACTGGTTTACCTGTTAGCAATTTACAGCATACGCAGCGCTCGGTGATCTGGCGCACCAACAGTAATGGTAATGTGACTATCGATATGCAATTGAATGGTGACTATTACAGCCATGTTGCGCTGGTTGATCATAATCTTTCGGTGACCGGGACAGTACGCATTCAGGGCTGGGATGATGCCATTAATGGTGCATCGTTGGCATTTGATGTGACGATGAATGCTTATGATTATGCTTCGAGCTTTGGTGCTGGTTTGTATGGTGCCGGCGGTTATGGAGGGCCGATGGCTGAGCAGTTTTTATCACCGGTTTTGGTGATTCCTTCGGGTAGCATTCAAACTGCGCCGTATGTGCGTATCACGCTGGCTGATGCTGGGATGCCTTATTACCAAATGGGCCGTTTGTTTATCGGCAATGCCTGGCAACCGTTGGCAAACATGAGTTTTGGCTGGTCGGTTACACCGGTTGATAATACCGACTGGCAACAATCAGCCAGCAAACAAGAGTTCGGCAATATTAATTCATCGCACCTGGAAGTGAGCATTCCCCTGGACTGGGTGGATGATGCGGTGCGCGATACGCTGTACATGCAGTTGTTGAAAGTTGGTTTTCACCGGTCCTGTATTTTACAGTTGCGGCCTGGCAGCGGTGCACAGCGTTTGTATTTGAGCCTGTATGGTAAATTCAAGAACCGAAAAATGACACCTAACCGGTCGGGCAATAGTCCATTTAAAATTGATTTTCGAGAGGATTTGTAATGGCTTTTGATCCAGAAACCGTTGAGTATTTTACGCCGAATCTGAATTTGCCGGTGCCCAAGGATGGCGCGTATAACTGGCATGCTGTGTTGCAGGATGTGATTGATAAAGTTGATGCGCATGTGTTGAATAATTATGTGACCATTAATGAAGTGATTGTAACTGATGAGGTCGTTGCTGGTAATTGGCAGTTTGAGAAAACCTTGCGGGTGGGCCTTAATGGTTTAGGTGATTCAAGTATTGAGTTTTATGATGATAATAATAATGTTTGGCGAACTTTTGGATGGAGTTCGGTATTTGATCAATGGGTTATAGAAGATATCACAGGCAGTGAGCATTTCGTTTGGCATAGCGGTTTGATTGTTTTCGGTGATGCTGCAAGTAAAGACACAGGCACGATTGCTGGTACGGTGGCGGCGGGTGATCATACGCATCCTAGCCCTGGAGGAATCGAGATATTGCCTGATCCTGTTTTGGTTGCATCGTTTAATGGTGCAGTCGCATGGACGACCGTAAGCAGTGGTGAGGCGTTTGATATTCTGTCGGCTAATAATGCGAAAGCGGCAATATTTCGTGCCTATGTTGAAGTTACTGCCGATCAAACAGACCAGTATGCCACTGGTGGAGGCACGCTTTACATTCGGCGAAAAGGTAGCACTTTAACTTTGGAAACTAGAAGGGCCAGGGGATGGGCTTCACAGGATAACAGTCTTGACCTTAACAGGGCAATTGATTTTAGTGAGTGTACCGTTGCCCTCAATGCTGCTTATGAATTTGAGTATCAAACGACTGTATCATCGCAATGCACCATAATTTCCGATATTAGACTTGTCGGCTATATTTACTGAGAAAATTTTCCGGTAAACCCCTTCAACACCCGATATTCAATCTGTGTATTGCTGGCGTTTAGTACTTCTATTCTCGCGCCTTTGAAACCAATTAATTTTTCACTGCTGATGTCAAATTGAACATCTTGTGTGAATGCATCACGTGCCATGTTGTTTTTATATTCACGGTATTTGAGGTATATAACATTGCCGGTTTTGCCGGTGTAGACTAATTGTTGTTCGAATTGCGTAGGACCAACCGCGATATTTTCTAGTCTGGTGAGGTTTGGCAGCTGTGCCGGGGATGGTATTTTTTTACTTCGGCCCTGGAAACTGATGATTTTTGCCTTGTTATCATCTAACACCAGTATATATTCGCCCAGGGATTCGGTTGTTTGTGATTGTTTATCAAACAATGTAATGCGGCCAGTGGGAATAATGTAAGTTTGCTTTTTATTTTTTTCGGTTGATCGTGCAATAAGTGACCCGGCATTGAGTGTGAATTTTTTTTGTTTATTTTCAATTGTCACATCTTCATCAATATAAATGCCTGGCTTTGTGTAGGTTAGCGCGTGCTTTATAATCGCATTGCCTACTTCGGCAGTTTGTTCAGTTTTTACGTTCGGCGTGTTTATTGTGTTTAATTTTGGTGCAACTAATGTTGCACAACCGACGAGCGCGAACATAACAACGATTAAAATATGATAGTTCTGGTTTTTCATTGATCAATTCCTGCTGTTATCTTAAGCATATTATTATATTTTGTTTGTTTGTTTGTTTGTTTGTTTGTTTAAAATTCTATTCCATAAAACCTCTGTTTTTACTATAGGATTCTTTACCCATTTTTAATCCTTTCGCTCTATAGTCAAAGCCCGACTTTTTTTATATATTAGTATTTACAAATATTACGTTATGGATAAACGTGGAGGCGGGGTATGGACATTGTTAGAAATTTTGCGAAAGAAGCTGTTAAACAATATATTGATGAGCCTGTAACTAACAACACTGAAAAGACTTCTATTGAATGGGGGTATGTGTTGATAATCATTGCCGGTTTTATAATATCTGATGTATTGATTTTAAGTTTTTAGCCAGTTGTAACGATTTTTTAATCATGGATAACCTCTGGCGGTTGCACACAGAGGTTATTGATGAACTCAAAAACATTGCTTGCAATTTTGTTGCTGCTGTTTGCCATTGCGCTTTTTTCATTTTCAATTCCGGCTTATGAAGTGTGGATGAAAACGATAGAAATTGAAGCAATTAAAAGTCATATTGATATCGAAACTGTCAGAATCAATAAAATCATTGCTGCATTTGACGGTGATAAACAATTGGCGTTGGAATACATTATCGCTTGTTCGCAAGCGCATCAGCCATGTTGATTACTTCGCCAACTTGATTGGCGTTCGCACCGAGTTCTCGCGCCTGGGCATAAACCTTTTGCGCCAACCGCATGACTTCATCACGCGGCAAACTAATACCCTCAGCATCCAATGCGTTTTCAACTTCGTGTATACATCTTAGCAATAGATTATTGCTGAGGGATTCCATCCAACTAAGTACATAATCCCTGTCTTCTGTTGGTAATGTTTTAAATAAACGAACCAATCGAGCAATTTCGACATCGTAACTAACTTCAGCCTCGGCGATTTGGTGAATATCTTTTTCGGTTGCCCGTGCCAAGTATTCTAGAATACGTGCATTCGGAGCCCAGCCAGTTATCAACCGACTTAATTCTTTCTCGTCTAACACGGATGTTTTAGCCTGCCCTCTTACTGCTTTCAAAGTGAAAGGGCCAACATTACTGATTATTTCTAAAATCGGGTATTCCACAGTTTTACCGTTGCTGGTTTCGAACGATCCCGGGCGGTAAAGCACCAGGGCAAAGCGGTCACCGTCGGTCATGATCGTGATATCCCAACCCGATTCTTCCATGAGCGCATTGAAATAATCCAGTGCATCGTCATCGTCTGCGCATTGGGCGACAATATAGGGTGCGCCTGCGCCGGTTAACAGCCAACTGATGGATACATTTTCGGCGCGGCAGATTGCTGACAGGCCATCTGCTCCAGGCATTTTTCCTTCCTGAATTCTTGAGATCGAGCTACGTGATAAACCAATGCTCGTTCCCCAGGGAGTGGGTTTTCTATCAGCTAATACTGTTTTTAATCTAGATAAGAAGTCCACAAATCAACTCAAGTTATAAAATTAATCAAAGTAGTCAATAAATTATTTATATCCCACTAATGGAATATTTATATTGCATAGTTCCATTAGTGGTACTAACATAGACACATGGATCAATATTGGTCGCAGCTTAACACAAAGGAGTAAATATGAATAAGAACCCCGCTAACGGACAAAAAGAAAAAGTCAGAGACTTGCCCTATGTCCACGTCCGATTGCCAGTACAGTTGTTTGCCAAGCTGGAGCGAATCGCTGAAAAGGAGCATCGAAGCTTGGGCAGACAAGCGCGTTTGTACCTGCAACCGATACTGGAAAAACTGGAAGACGTGGCTTAATCGCCGCTCAATATTAGGAAAATAGATATGCCATCGATGTTGAATTTGCAGATTGCGGTAATGGAAGACAATACAAAGGAAGTGCGTGAACTGCTGAGTGAGATTGACCGTAAAACCGAAAACGAAATGTTTGAAAAAGCTGCTCAGCATTTTGGTTTTAAAACGATCGAGGTTCATGGAAAACGTTTGACGACCCGTGGGGAAATCGCTCGTATTATGGGGTACAAAGGTGAGTCCGGATTGCGGATGGTCTGTGAAAGATACGATTTGGAGACCTTATCCATGGGGGGATTCGCACAAAATGTGCGAATCGATGCCGAAAAAATATTCAATCTTAGCCCGAATGACCATCGTTCTGTTTTTGTCGGCTGGGAAGTATTTTTACTCGCCGGCATGCAAGGCACCTCAGATGCCGCCAAACTCGTCAAGCTGTATTTATTACAAATGGAAAAAGCCGGACGTATTGCTGGAGCTGCTTTAGATATCAATAAAGGCCGAGAACAGCGAATTAATGAAGCCAATAAAGTGGTTTCCATGATCAGCAAAGCTGCACACCTGAAAAATAACGATTTACGCAACAAAACGTTGCGATATATCGACGAAGTACTTGATGGCGCACTTGCACTGCCTGCGCAGGGCGATTTATTCCCAACGGGTAAATAAATCCATTGCGGTAAGACGTGGGGCTTACCGCAAGTTTTTACAAAATTATTCTTAACTAACCGTTCCAAATTCACAGCCTGTTTATCACCTTTATCGGTGAGGGTAGTGGCTTGTCTGAAAACAGGAAAGTGAAACAACAGGGAGAATTCACATGAATATATATCAGTTGCAGGAAGCAGAACATAAAACGATTCATGAATTTCGATTTACGCCAAAAGGTAAGAAGGCATTACGCGGTGCGATTGCCGTTTCGTTTGTTACCGGTATTCCCGCTGGCACCTTAAGCAACAATGTTAACGCCAATATGCGCACTCACAAGCTGGGCCACATCGAATCAGTGATCATTCAGCGCATGACAGAGGATCACCGCATGCATGAAGAGGATGCCCATTTTCTGGGCCGCCTTTCTATCAAGCTTGGCAATTATGAAAACGTTTCAGACGTGGAAATTTTGAGTTGTTACACCCGACTGATTAAGGAAGTAGGTGAACATGCATCCGCCATAGAAGAAGCCCTGGCAGACGGCGAGTACACCGCTGCTGAACACACGAAAATTACTCGTGAATGGGAAGATGTGTTGCGAGTAGCGTTTGAGTTGCATAAACGGCTGGAAAAAATCATTGATAAACCAGATTCGGAGGCAGCGTAATGAGTCATATTTTATTTGCGTTGTGGGTTTTATTGGCCCTGGTTTTTATTACGTTACTTGGTTCGCTTTAAAGCAGGGGGCTATGTATGGGACAACTGGTTAAGTTAGTGAATCCTAAATTACCTGTGGGTAAACGTCATTGGTTAAACATGGGCGATAGCTTGTACCTGGACGATGGTTGGTTTTTTTCGCTGGAATGCGTGTTTGATAAAAACGAGTTTGACACGATTGTTTTGCTTTCTCATCCGGTTAACGGCTTTCATCAAAATTTTACCGTCGATCGAGATAAGTTTATTTATATTTGCAGCACATTATGTTGGTGCGTGTGTATCCGAGCAATTGTGTTTGATCGGGGCTTTCCCACTAAAGCTCTAGTCGAAACTGTTCCAACAGATAATGAGTTGGTGAGTTGATAGCATGGCGGGTGATGGCCTCCCAATTTTTTGCCCGTCATGCTTTTTTTAACGTATGAGTTTTATGAATCGCGATTATTTGGCGCGTGAAGCGGTAGAGCTGAAACGATTACGAAACAAGTTTCCGTTGATGCGTTATAGCCAGCCGCTGATTCTGAAACATGAACCGAATGTGCGTTACGTGTTTTTAGGGCGTTTGCCGATTGAACAGCAACGGCAGCGATGGAAAGAGATTCAGCGAGAGGATCCGGCTTATGCGGATTTGTTGCGCAATGATTCGATAGTAAAAGAATTACGCGAAACATTTGCGGCGGAAGTGTTTGAGAAAGTGCCAGTTAAGTGATTGGAGGTTATATGAAGACGTTTGATCGACAGGCTTATGCTTCTATGAGCCATCTTGAAAAGATTCGTTATTTGTTGAGCTTTGGCGTGGCTGCCAAACTGGATATCAATGATGAACTTGAGCCGGTTTTTTATGCGTTTGCTGGTGATGTGAAACTTGTACCGGTTGGTGAGCATTTGAGCGAAGACCTGGCTATAGCTGCGGGTGTGCGCTGGCTGAAAGAAATGGAAAGTATGGCAGCTATTTCAGAATCCGCTGAAGATAATGAGCAAGCTTAAAGTGCTATGTATTTTTGTCTTATTCATAGAAATTGTTAAATCCAGACAAATAATTATGTTAATTGTTTTGCACTTCAAAATAATCTTTAACCAATTGAAATTTATATAATTATTGAACTAACTTGTTAAATAAATTTATGGAATTTGTTAAATGTTTTGCGGAAGAAATGGCTGACTGGAATAAATAAGGAGACATATTATGTCAAAACAAAACACCTCTACTGAAGCTGACGTAATGCTATACGTTTATGAAATATTCCTTTACATTGATTCAATTGAGTTTGTTAGTGATGGCATTAGTGCGACCATCAAGGAGGCGTGATATCGTGAATATCATAGATAGTCGAAAAAACAATGACAAATTACATCCTCAACTGGCTGCGCTGATCAAATCACTGGCTGCTGCCGCAGTCGATGAGCATGTGAAACAACGCCAAGCGCAACCGAAACTGATAAGAGTGAAGTAAATGATTATCGCCTCATACGCCCGCTATTCAGAAGGCAAGGACCAGACTGATTCATCTATCGACAGTCAGCAAATGATTGTTAACGAATTTGCGCTGAAAGAATTCGGCACGTCAGTTTCTTTGCCGTTTCAGGATGCGGGTATGTGTGGCGTATTGATTGATCGCCCTGGCTTTCAAGCAATGCTGAACGCCTCTGAACTTGGCGAATTTGATGTTCTGCTTATTGATGATTTGTCGCGCTTGTCGCGTGATGATCCGGAAATGAAAAAAACCCTGCAACGATTGATTTTTCGGAATGTGCGTGTGATTGCGGTTGCTGATGGCTATGATTCATCACGGGACGGACATGAAGTGACTGCATTCGCAAAAGGTTTTGTTAATCATATTTTTCGCACCGACTTAAAAAAGAAAACCATTCGCGGTTTACGGCAAACATTCCAGGATGGCCATCACGCCGGTGGTCGTTGTTATGGTTATGACCATGAAGCCATTGAACACCCCACTAAAACAGATTCCCTCGGCCGGCCGTTGATCGATTCGGTAAAACGCAAAATCAACAATGAACAAGCCGAAGTAATACGAAAAATATTACACTGGTACGGCATTGATAAAAAATCCCCTGCCTGGATTGCTAACGAATTAAATCAGCTATGTATTTCACCACCTCGTGGCAAGCTCTGGACTAAAACCGCGATTACTGGCCATAAAAAGAAAGGCACAGGTATTCTCAATAATCAATTATATATTGGCCTATCAATCTGGAACCGCTCAGAATGGGTTCGCAATCCCGATACCGGTAAACGCGTAAGACTGGAACGCCCTAAAGATGAATGGATTACAAAAGAACTACCCGATTTAAGAATTGTTTCTCAAAAATTATGGGATGCCGTAAGGAAACAACAAAAAGATAAATCGATTAAGTCTCATGAACAAACTGCTTTAACAAAAATGAAGGGTAATAAAAATGCTCAGAAATTTATCCTTTCAGGACTTTTAAAATGCGGCGTCTGCGGTGCCAACTTCACTATGGTAAATAATAAACGTTATGGATGTGGCGGGCGTAAAAATCGAGGTTTAACGTGTTGTACGAATAGCATTACTATTGATCGGGAAAAAATAGAATTAATATTGCTGAGCACCATCAAGCAAGATTTATTGTCACCCGCTGCTATTGAGTTATTCAGATCTGAGGTCGCAGCAACATTGAAAACTATTAAACCTCATAATCCAACCATACAGATTAATCGGGAACTGGAAAAGATACAAAAACATATTTCAAATATAATGGATGCGATTCGAGATGGCATTCGGACAAAAACTACGTTGGAAGAACTTCGAAGCTTGGAATATCGCGAACAGGAATTAAGTAACGCACTGAAAATTGCTGAGAAAGAAACAGCAGAAGTACATGATATCATGCCGCGTATTACGGATACTTACAAAACAATTGTTAGAAATCTAGAAAGCACTGATTTGAGCAACGTGCCTCGAATCAGAGATGATTTAAAGTTGTTACTTGGAGAAATCAATTTGTCGCCAGATATTTCTGGAAAACACCTGAATGCTGAGATCGAGAACTGTTACGCTGGATTAATGCGAATTGCATTCTCTAAATCTAAAATTCAAGTGGTAGCGGGGACCGGATTTGAACCGATGACCTTCGGGTTATGA